CATGGCAATTTAACTTGCCCATCACCTCAACCAACGCCTCAATATGCGGCAAGCTGTCAATCTCACAGGAGACGATATAACGCGGTCGATTGCGCATGTCCAGTAATGAGGTTTTAAGCGCTTCTGGGGTCACATCAACCACCGTACTTGCCGGCACGCTAAGCACTTTTTCGTTAATACGGTAAGCGCCCAGCTGGTTTAATACGCCGTTGGCCTCAAGTGCCGTTTTAATGGCCTCAGCATCGGTTGCCGCGTATTGGGTCGTGACGACCTCGAAAAAGTCATACTGGCTATCGAGTGCGCCGTAAAAATCAAGCTTACCGGTGATATAGCTGAAGTCGGCTGAGTGATTTTCTTCCAATGCCTCAACGCCGCCGCCGGTATATAAACGACCCTGTAATTGCGTTAACACGCTACCGTCAATTTTATCGGCAAAGGCGATTTTGAAGATCAGATTGTCTAGCGGGTCACTTGCCGGCGCGGTAGTGTTTTTGTTGATAACCACTACTTTAGCGACAACATTGCTGTCAAAGGCATATTCAGTCACCAGCTCTATGCTGGCAAGCGCGGTGGGGTTTTTAGATTCTGTTAGCGTCATGGATGACGCAAGGATACTTAGGTGTAGCGTCTGTGCGGTCATAATAAAATGCCTATACTGGTTTGGTATTCAAACAGTATAGGCAAGGTTAGGTTTAAGGCTTTGGGGGTGTTCCATTGGCTATAGTAGTACCGGCTCGACACTGCCAACAGGATCAAAGCTATTTCCCCATTCCCACCCGCCGTACTTCAATCTGACTAACCCCACGCTTAAAAGTATCTTCAACAGCAAGGTAGCTTGGGTTAGACGGATCATGGCCTAACAACGCCTTGTAATTACTAGCAGTAACCACAAAAGTTTTATCCATACGTCCACGCTTGAAGCGTCCTACCAGCACGCCATTGGCTAGTGCTGGCAAGCTGGTGGTTTCTGACTTGTCGATAACATCTTGCCGTTGAATACCGGCGGCTGATCCTAGTGTTTTTGATTCAATCATAATCTTTATCCTATGAGTATTTAATGAAGTAATGCGGCCACAGCCTATCCATGACCACCGGTTACCTGCCAGCGTTATTTATTGATGTGTAGGATGTTGCCGCGAGTGATGTTGTACTGCTCAATATTGCGGACAATCTGCTCTTTAGTCACGCTAGGGGTGACATATATCTGAGTGGTTTTGCGTGCATAGAGTAGCGTTTTTGTGGCTGGCTCTAAAACATCAAACGCCCCAGTATGCTTAACCGTTACGCTATTTAATCCGGCTTCCTTATCAACCACTTCAACCGGCGGCGGCGTGTCTGATTGCTCAGGCTCAAGCTGTTCATTATCACTTGCCGGCGCATCAGTAGTACCAGTAGCAGCGCCATCCGTAATCGTTTCATTGGTTGCATCATGATCGTCAGCCTTGTTGGTTTCGGTTGGCGTTTCGGTTGCGTCAGGCTCACTTGCCGGCGCATCTACTACTGGATCAACCTCAAAGCTTACGCCTTGATGATCCAGCCAGCGCCAAATCAAATCAGGCTTATCATCAGCACTTAAAAACGGCACTTTAGCATCCCGTAATTTACGTTCTAGCTGCTTAATCGTGTACTTGTCAGCCACCACTTCAAATTCAGGAATGGTTTGTTCTAACTCGTTAATATTGTCCGGTAACTCTTTTGGGTCGGTCATGATCAATCCTTTTTGGTGTCTGTTTAGAATGAAAGGTTTAAAAAAAGCCTTGCTGCCACTTAGGACAACAAGACTTTAGTGGCTAAACCTAGTATCTGTTAACTACTGACGGTCTATTACAACGCTGGCAAGTTAATCATCTCAATAAGCATGAACTGGTTGCGGAAACGTGGAATAGGATTGACCTCAGCGGCCATACGGCTATAGATAGCCACGTCTTTATTAAACGCATCGGCGTTAGACGTGAGTACCATAGGTGGCACAGCGGTCATGCCAACGAACGGGGCTTGTGCTGGCTGCGTGGTACGCGGGGCAAGCAAGGCGTGCGCGGTCGTGGTTAAGTCGTCTTCGTTAAACACACCCATAGACTGTGGGATGTAGTAAACGTTTGCACCAGTAGTCTTGAGACGGCCGATACGGTAAACGCTGTACTGATCGCCATACGCTTCACCGCTTGACTCGTAATTCTCAGCGCTCATGCCGCCAAAGAATGCCGCGCCGCGATCTGAGACGTATAAATCATAACCGGCAATCGCCATGTTAATAGCGCGAGATAAGCGCGTGCGTGCTGTGCCTAGCGTCATGTTAATTTTAGACAGTGCGCCCTCAATGCTGGTTGGGGTCACGCCGTTAGTGTTGAAGTCAAACGTAATCAAGCGGCCGGTGTTTGGCGTTTGGTTTGACAGGCACATATTGACAGCGGTACGCAACAAGCGGCCGGTCTGCTCAAAGTAGTACCGTTGCATGGCAATCGTTTGCGCGGCGGCATACCAGTTAACGCCCAGCTCATTTGCAAGCTGAGTAATAGCATCAATGCTAGCTGTTGATTTTGAACGACTTGGGTGCGCGTAAATCGAGCGATGTAAGAACTTCATGTCGGTTGACGGTTCGCGCAAGATTTTATTGCCGCTATTGTCTACACGGTCATAATCAAAAATCAGCTCAACGGTCACGTCACCGGCTTCAGGCTCAGCACCATCAGTAATATCAAATTGTACGTTAACGACGTGCGTATCAAGATTGGCGGTAGCAGTCGATACGATATAAGTATCCGCGCCGATGGTTACTTGTTCCATAGGCTGTAGGACACTTTTGCCCTCAGTTGTGACATGTTGCTGCTGATTGTCATTGGCAATCTCAATGCCTTTGACCATGATAGACACGCGGCCACCTAAGAACGGGGCTTTATCTGATTCAGTATCAATAACAAACTTAGTGGTTCTGTCAGCGGCAATCTCAGCGTTATAAGCGACGTGGGAGGTGACACTGAACGCGCCTGTTGCGCCTTTGTTCATCACAACGTTGTGACGGTTTTCAAGGTACGGCATACCTGATTTGTCACCATCCATCAAATCACCACGGCGCATCACGCCCATGTTCATGCCAGCAATCGCTTCGCCATAAACAATCGGCAATTCGTTTGAACCCATTGGGTTAGGGAGCATAGAGACAATCGGCAAGCTGTTAGAGATGCCATAAGCAATAACAACCTGTGTGGCTGCTGGCACGACTGAGGTTGATTCAACATGGCCTAGTGACAGACTATCGAAAGTAGGCTCAGCTTTGTCGTGCTTCTCAGCACCACCAAACGGCGCGGCTGCGGTCGTCAAGGCTTCGGCCACGACATAAGCGGACGGCATATCACCACTGTTGCGGCGTTGATATTCTTCAATACCATCGGCCAAACCATCAAAAACGGCTTGTTGTTCACCGGCCATAGAAGGGTGATTGATAATGCGTTGTAAGGATTCCGGTAATTCACTAACGCCGGCTTCGCGGCCATCTGCGTGACCGGCTAGCATAGAGTCAAACGCGGCAACCTGATTGCCAGCGCTTTTTTTCTCGTTTAAAAAACGCAAGAAACGGCGGGTGGCCTGTACTTCTTTGTGCGTGGCTTCTTGGTAGACTGCTGCTTGTTGCTTATCCATGGGATTAATCCTATGTGGTCGGGTTGGATAGGTGAGACGTACATAACTAATAGGATTAATCTTAATAGGCTTTGAGGTGGGCACTTTGGGGGTGTTCCAAACGCAAAAAAGCCACCGGTTAGGGTGGCTGATTGGTTTTGGCTGGCTTGTTGGGGTTTTAAGTTACGGCATCATTGGCATTTTTATTAATTCAGGCATCATGACTGGCTGACCTTGATAAATTATTATCTGGATTGTACACCAGGTAAGTTTTGATACTCTTGTTTGTTGCATTCTCCAAAGCATGACTAAGCAAAGCGGCATCTTCCTGAGTGAACTTTTCCGCATTCTCCAAGTTACGAATAGCCATATTCATAGTACGCTGGCAAGTATCATTGCGGTCAGCTACAAAGTTTTTATATACCATATTGATTTGATGCAAGGTCACATCGCTAAACGGCACTTGATCCTTAGTATATAGGCGCATAATGAACTACCGACCACCTATAGAGGTGGCGGTTTCTTAGGTAATACCCATACTTGATACGATATTCTGTATCAGCGGTTAGGCAAATTCACTAAGCTAACCCTGTCGCACCGACAGTTTTATTCTTTAGACAGCGTAATCCTTGATTTAGGATGTTGATACTGGCGTTGATATCCCTATCATTACTCTGTAAGCAATTTGGGCACTGCCAAGACCTCACAGATAATGGTAATTCAGCCTTAGCAAGTACATGATCACAGCCTGAGCAGGTTTTAGACGATGGATACCATCGGTCTATTTTGACAAGCTCTTTACCATACCATTCTGATTTATAAGCAAGCATGGCGGTAAAAGTAGACCATGAGCTGTCCGATATGGCTTTGGCCAGCTTTCTATTCTTAACCATGCCCTTGATGTTCAAATCTTCAATTGCAATAACATCGTGGTTTTTGATGAGATTGAATGAGAGTTTATGCAGGAAATCTTTGCGTGCATTGGTTATTTTTTCATACACTTTGGCAACTTTTAGGCGCTGCTTTTGGTAATTACGACTTTCTGACAGCTTACGCTGTTGAGTTTTAGCAACTAGTCTGCGCTTGGCTAATATCTTCTGAGATTTGGCCATTTTAATTTCAAGTTTTGATAAAAACTTAGGATTAGCAACTTTTAACCCGTCTGATAAAGTAATAAAGTCTGTTAATCCTAAATCAATACCGATATTGGAGTGGGTTTTAGGTAGATCATCAACCATTGTTTCAACCAGTAGGCTGACATGGTATTTGCCCGATGGGCTTTTGCTGATGGTAGCGCTTTTAATTAAGCCATTGATAGAGCGGTGTATCTTCGCCTTGATGTGACCGATTTTAGGCAGTTTAACGCTGCTTTGTGTGACTGAAACTGTACCCTTTTGATTATTGGTAGTGTAGCTGTCTTTGATGCCTTTTTTCTTGAATTTAGGAAAGCCTGAACCTTGTTTGAAGAATTTACTATAAGCACTGCGTAGGTTTTGCTGGACGTTGGCTAACGCCAAACTATCCACTTCTTTTAACCATTCAAACTCAGTCTTGTATTGAGCTGGAGTATTTTTTAGTTCGGTTTTGGTTTCTCGGTAATGTTCAATCTTATCATTCAGCATCTTGTTCCAAATAAAGCGGGTGCAACCAAACGACTTAGCAAAGAATATTTGCTGATCCTCTGTCGGGTACAGTCTGATTTTATAGGCTTTAAGGATTTGTTTGCTCATATAGAAGTTGCTTGTAATTAGCGGTATAATTATTAATTATTATAACACATACGCCAAATAGTAACCCAAAAATACGCATTCATCCCACTACTTTAGAAGTAGGGGAGTTCTGCGCTGAGGTATTAAATAAGCCCTTAGTGATTTCTAAATAGCCTTGATCGGTATCTTTCACATCAAAGCCATTAAAGCTAAGCGCTTGTGCAAACTCACGTATAGCCAGCTCTTTTATGTTTTCAGGTATTTCAAAGTTGTCAGCACCGATAATCGGCTCAAGCTCTTTTATCCTACCGTCCTCGGTGAGCGTAGCGACTATTTGCGGACAGCAGGTGTGTTGAAACATGAATTGCTCTTGACGTAGATAAGTATTGACTGGCATTAACTCGTAGGGTGGCATCTTTATGTTTGGAATTGCACTCATATCATTACTCGCTCAGTAATCGCTATTAAGGGTATACTGGCAATAAGTTAGCGTAACTTACTTTCGGTAATGAGCCTAGCCAGCACTTTATTATTATAGCAAAATTCTACTCATAAGGCGCTGGCACGTCAGCAATATCATCCTCATTGAACGCATCTAAGTAATCTAAATCAAAGCGCTGTGCTAAGGCATACCGCTTACCACTGCTTGCCAGCATCGACTGCGACATAACGCCGGTACACTCGTGGTACTCCTTGTGTTCGTTCAGCATAAAGCAAAATAGATCGCCTTTTTTGGGGGACCAGTCCGGTTGCATCTTTAAGCGCTCATCCCCTTGCAGTAATATGTCATAAGGCTCAATCAAAACAATCGATGACATTTCTTCAGGTAGCACAAACTCACCGGTATCATGAAACGCCCCGCCTAAGCTGTCGATCATCAGCACCATCGCATGGCCTAATGGCTCGTAATCAATCGCATGTTCATCGCTATTGCTTACTGTACCTAATCCCGACCAAGTGCCAGTTTCGCGGTCAGTATCGTCTTTAGCTGGCGTGACCACACGGCTAAACGCAAAGGTTGGAATGACCGATTGACTGCGTAAGGTTATGATCCGGTTATTGAGCCGCTGCCCATCGGTAACTTGCGTGTTCTCAATACGTAAACTCATGAATTGCCCCATTTCTTTTGATAGTTATCAAGCTCAGATTGATATATTTTTTTGAAGTTGTCCGGCACGCCTTTTTTACCGATTTGCTTTTGCGCATACTGATAGCTCGATTTTTCGGCCTGTGTTGGCTGGCGCGGGTTCTTGGCTTGCTGGCTTTTTTGTTCGTCTTTGATCTGTTTTTGCGCGGTGGCTGCCGCCTTTTTGATTTTCTTGCTCCAATGCAAGCGGCCTTGCCAGTTGTTCAGCGCTTCGGTCTGCTTGGCGGCCTCGCGTGCTAATTGCTGGCTAGTACGTCTGTGGGGCTTAACCTGATTGCTGGCTTTGGCTATGTCGTCTTTGGCGTAGCCCTTAATCTTAGCGAGCATGTGCGGACTCATGACGTACTTCATAATGCGCAAGGTGTGTTTACAAGCGATACCGGTTAACTGCGGGTTGCGGGTGGTTGGGTAACGGTTTTCATCGATACCATAGTTGTATTTGCCTACGGTTGCCACGTAGCGATACCAATACCGATGACGGCCGCAATCACAATCAAAGCGGATCTTGCCAGCAACCACCGCCTTTTTAACCTCAACCACCGTCGGCGCTTTTGTCCGGCCTAGCAGTAAGTTAGGATAATCCAGTAATTGCACTGACACGTAATGGTGTGAGTCCTTGCTACCGATACCGGCGTTAGTGACAAACTGAATGACATTGCCCTGACGCTTGAAGACGTTGGCTAAAAATATCTGAGTATTGGCACGCTTTATGTCCTCAACACGCGATTGATTGACCACCTCTTGCGGGGTGATACCGCCTAAAAACTTATTAGACGCCTTCTTAACGTTGGCAAGATAGGCATCTAAGACCGCGCCGTTTAGGGTTTTCTTTAATTCGCGGTTGCGCTTGGTATCGCCTAGGGTAAATTCCAGCAATTCATTGACACTAATACCTGATTTATTCTTAGCGCCTTTGATCAGTGATTCCAGCTTTTTGGTGGTTAGCCGCTCACCGCTTTCAATATCCGCTAGGGTGTCTTTCAGGTATTTATTATGGGTGCTGGCATGTTTGCGCTGCTCGCCCAAGTTTTTACCGGTTTGCGTGCGCCACTGTCTTAACTCATCCAAGTCCATGTCATTCGTTTGGCGGTCTTGGTAACTGGTGCTGTCTTCTCGCTCATCCCGTAAAAATTCGTCATTGTCATTAGCCATTGAGGGTAGCCCCTGTCTTTAAGTGCGCACGCTTTAACTCAGCAAGGCTTGCTGGCATGGGTAAGAATATAATCCGCGTTGGTAGCGGCTCGCCTATGCGGTTCGTGCCAGCGCACAGCATGACCACATCGGCGTCATCGCGGTTGCCATAAGC